TACAGAAACAGATTCTAATGTTTTATCAGATTCTGTTTTAGAAAATATTATTTTAAATGCACAATATAGAATTTTTAGAGATGTTCCTATTGATGCAGATAGGAAACAACAAGAAGCTAATTTAATCGTAGGTCAGGAAACGATTAACGCTCCAGCAGGAGCCGTATTTATTAGAGGAATACAAGTTTATGATTCTACTTCAGCTATAACTGGACCCAATACATGGTTAGAAAAAAAAGATATTACATATTTACAAGAGTATGTTTCCTCAACAGCTTCTGCAAAACGAGGTAAACCAAAATACTATGCCATGTTTGGAGGGGCTACAGGAGAGTCTGACTCTACGTCTGGAAGAATGATGTTTGCTCCAGTTCCTGATGCAACGTATAAATTTAGGGTTCATTACAATTTTGCACCTGCATTATTAGAGAATAACGACACAAATTATATTAGTCTTAACTTTCCAAATGGATTATTATATTGTTGTTTATCGGAGGCATATGGGTTTTTAAAAGGCCCAATTGATATGTTGACACTATATGAAAATAAGTATAAACAAGAGGTACAGAAGTTTGCTAATGAGCAAGTCGGTAGAAGACGAAGAGATGACTACACTGATGGCGCTGTTCGTATACCGGTAAACTCAGCAAACCCGTAGGAGAATAATTATGGCAATATCATCGGCAGTTTGTAACAGCTTTAAACAAGAAATTTTAGTTGGTACACACAATTTTACAGCTACAAGTGGAGACACTTTTAAAATAGCTTTGTTTACTAGTTCAGCATCTTTAGGTGCAAGCACAACAGCATATAGCACATCAAATGAAATTTCAAATACATCAGGTTCTGCATATTCCGCAGGTGGTGCAACTTTAACAAGCGTAACTCCAGCTTTGTCTGGATCAACTGCAGTTTGTGACTTTGCAGATGTAAGTTATACTTCTGCATCTTTTACAGCAAATGGTGCGTTAATTTATAATGACGATCAATCTGACAAAGCTGTTGCTGTTATCGCATTTGGTGGTGACAAAACAGTTTCTTCTGGAACTTTTACAATTCAATTCCCAACAGCAGACGCATCTAACGCAATCATTCGTATAGCGTAAGGGGTAACGACGGATGTCCGTTACTAAAACTTTCACAGTAACGGTAGTTAGTACCGATTCAGGAAATAAATATTTTATTGATGGCGTACAACAAGCTACAATAAATATAGCTGAAGGCGGTACATACAAGTTTGATCAATCAGATTCTTCAAATTCATCTCACCCTTTAAGATTTTCTACAACAAGTAATGGAACACATTCTGGCGGTAGTGAATATACAACTGGCGTAACGACAAATGGAACACCAGGTAGTTCAGGAGCATATACTCAAATTACAGTTGCGGCATCTGCACCAACTTTATATTACTATTGTCAATATCACTCAGGAATGGGTGGTCAAGCAAACACTCCAGCAGGTGATTCATGGGGTGTATTAACTTGGAACCAAAATTCTTGGGGACAACAAGATAAAATAGAATTTTCGTTAACAGGTGTTTCCGCTACATCAAGTGTGGGTTCTACTTTAGAAGCCTTTAATGAATCAGGTTGGGGTAGATTAAGATGGGGTGATGCTGATTGGAATGAAGGAGCTAATGAAACTATTTCTGTTGGAGGTTTAGGTTTAACTTCTAGTGTTGGATCTCTTACTTTAGAATCTAAATATTTATTAGAGATGATTGGTTCTAATCACTCTTTAACTTCTAGTATTGGTAGCTTACAAGTTAATGGTGAAATAGGTGTACCGTTAACGGGTGTATCAGCAGAATTTGCAACACCAACTTTATCTTACACAGGAACATTGGTTGGTTGGGGTAGAGATGGTTGGAATGATAATTCTTGGGGAGAATCTCCTGATCAAGTTATTCCGTTAGTAGGTCAAGAATTAACTTCAAGCGTTGGATCTCCTACTTTAGGATTTGCATACGAATTATCCGGTCAAGAAGCCACAACAAGCGTTGATGATGTTAGTTTTGTAATTAGTCCTACTGTTGCTCTTTCTGGACAATCTTCTACTTTATCTTTAGGAACTTTAGGACTATCATTTGGTGCAGTTGATATTACAGGAGTATCTTCAACATCTAGTGTGGGAACTTTAGGACTAGAGTTTGGTCCGAGTGACATTACTGGTGTATCAGCAACTTTCAATGTTGGACAAACTTCCATAAGTTCCGTTGAAATAATAACTTTAAGTGGTGTATCTTCAACATCTTCAGTAGGTTCTCCTACATTAGAATTTGCATATGAATTATCTGGTCAATCTTCTACGTCTTCTGTAGGTTCTATTACCCTTTCAGATGTAGTGCAAGGATTGGTTACAGATGAACTTACATCTACTGTTGGTTTATTAGGAGTACAAGCTTACGCAAATATTGACACGGGCTCAAATACATCGTATACAGGTGTTGCAACTGGGTCAAATACAAGTTATACTAACGTCGCATAGGAGATAAATTATGGCATCAACATACACACCTTTAGGAGTAGAACTTCAGGCTACTGGTGAAAACGCTGGTACATGGGGAACTAAAACTAATACAAATTTACAAATTATAGAACAAATTTCAGGTGGATATACAACGCAAGCAGTTAATGGAACTGGCGCTACTACGTTATCAGTTTCTGACGGATCAACTGGTGCAACTCTATCTCATAGAATGATCGAGTTTACTGGTACAATTACTGGAAATATAACTGTAACTATACCACTTGATGTTCAAAATTTTTATTTTTTAAGAAACTCAACTTCAGGTTCATACACAGTTGAATTTAAATATGTATCAGGAAGTGGTGACTCGTTTACTTTCGCAGCAGCAGACAAAGGAGATGCTCTTGTATTTGCTACTGCAAATGATGGAACTAATCCAGATATTGATACTTTACCAGCTGGAGATGTATCATTAACAGGAACACAAACTTTAACAAACAAAACCTTAACATCACCTAAAATAGGAACTTCTATCTTAGATACTAACGGAAATGAATTAGCTCTTTTAACAGCAACAAGTTCAGCTGTTAATGAAGTTACATTAGCAAACGCTGCAACAGGAAATAACCCATCTTTCGCAGCAACAGGTGGAGACACAAATATTGGTATTGATCTTAAAACAAAAGGAAGTGGTGTAATTAAAGCTGAAGATAGTGGTGGAAACGTATCTGCCATTAAAATAGCAGGTAAAGAAACTATATGGGTTCCAGCTGCAGCTATGTATGCAGCGACAACTAATGGAGCTGATGCAGAACAAGTTGAAACAACAGCAACAAGACCAGATATGAAAGTATTTGATTTTGATGCAAGTACAAAACAATATACACAATTTACAATAGCTATGCCTAAATCATGGAACGAAGGTACTTTAACTTACCAAGTTTATTGGGCACCTAGCACGACTAATACAGGAAATGCTATTTTTGGTTTAGAAGCAGTTGCATGTGCAGATGGTGATACTATCGATGTTGCATATGGAACAGCTATAGAAGTCACAGACGCAGGTATAGGAACAGTTGAAGATCAACAAATTACATCTGAAAGTAGTGCTATGACAGTTGCGGGTTCTCCTGCAGCAGGTGAACAAACTTATTTTCAACTATACAGAGACGCAGCGGATGGTAGTGATACTTTTACTGGTGAATGTAGAGTTCTAGGTATTAAATTATTCTTTACTACTGACGCGGCTAACGACCTGTAAGGAATTTAAATATGAGAGAATTAAAAAATAAACTTACTACAGGTAAGAACACAAAAAACATTCAAAGAAGAAAAAGTAAATCATTCGGTTATCAAGTTTTAGGATTTGGTTCGGGTAGCGGAAAAGCAATATTAAGCGTAGAATATTTAGTCGTTGCTGGAGGCGGTGGAGCTAACCCAACTGTTTATAGTGGACTTGCGGCAGGAGCTGGTGGTTTTAGAACTTCGGTTGCAAGTGCAACATCAGGTGGTGGTGCTTCAGCAGAACCCCCTTTTGAAGCAGAATATGGAACTGCTTACACAGTTACAGTAGGAGCTGGAGGCCCTTCTCAATCAACTATTGGTTTATCTTACACACAACAAGGTGCAAGCGGAAAAGGTGTTAGTTCAGTTTTTGCTACTGTCACTTCTATTGGAGGTGGTGCAGGTACTTATTTTCAAGCTGATAAAGATGTAGATATGAATGACGGTGGTTCAGGTGGAAGTGGACCTGATTTAGGACCACCTAATCCCCCATCCACAACAGGACAAGGAACACCAGGACAAGGATTTAGAGGAGGATTTAACGATGTTGCCAGTCAAGGCGGAGGCGGCGGAGCTGGTCAAATAGGACTTAACGGATCTGCTACTCCTGGTGGCCCAAGGTCAGGTGGAGATGGTGGAGATGGTGTACAATCTGCAATCAATGGTTCTGCAACTTATTACGCTGGAGGTGGCGGTGGTGGAAATTGGTCTTATGGTGACCCTACCCCTGCTCAAGGCGGAGGCGTTGGTGGCCTTGGTGGTGGCGGAAATGGAGCGTCATCTTATACACCAGCTACGGCTTCAGCTGGAGGAACAAATACTGGAGGCGGCGGAGGCGGAAGTTCTGGAGCTCCTGTTGCACCATTTATGGGTAAAGCCGGCGGATCAGGTCTTGTTGTAGTTAGATACGCTGATACTGTGCCTGATGCATCAGCAACAAATGGAACTAAAACAACAACACCTGGATATAAAGTTTATACATTTACACAGTCAGGAAGTATTACATTTAATCAATAATCATGGCTCATTTTGCAAAAATAGATTCTAACAATAAAGTGGAGACAGTAATTGTTGCTCCTGATCAAGCTTATGTTGACTCATTAGGTGGGAGATGGATTCAAACTTCTTATAATACTTTAGCTGGAGTGCATTATGATCCTATTACTGGACAACCATCTGCTGATCAATCAAAAGCTTTAAGAAAAAATTTTGCAGGTATAGGGGCAAATTATGATGAATCTAGAGATGCTTTTATATCAGATCAACCTTATCCTTCATGGACTTTAAATGAGACTTCATGTATTTATGAACCACCAGTTGCAATACCGACAATTTGGACATATGCAACAGACGAAAGAGAAGATGAAATTTTTAAATTTACAGATTGGGACGAACCTAATTTAAGATGGATTGCAATAAAACAAGACGATACTAATATATATTGGGATCCTAATACTACTAGTTGGGTTTCATATTAGATTGACATTTTTTACATTTATTGTAAATTAAATTTATAATGGTTAAGAAAGTAAAATACAGAGTAGAAGATTTTTTTATAACTAATGAAGAATTAAAAAATATTCAACAAGTAATATTGAACAAGAATTTTCCTTGGTACTGTTCAGTTGGAGTGTCTTCTGCCATGAATAAAGATGGAGTGTATTTTACACACATGCTCTATCAAGATAAAATTACTTCAGAACACACATCAATAGTTGATCCTATTTTAAAAAAATTAAAAGCTTTTTGTATAAAAAGAATAAAAGTTAACATGTACCCTGCAACTCATAAAATTTTTGAACATGAAAAACATAGAGATTATCCCGAAAAACATAAAGGTTTTTTATTTTATATAAATAACAATAATGGTTTTACCCGTATGAGTGATAAAACTAAAATTGAAAGTAGAGAAAATAGAGGTTTATTTTTTGATCCTAGTGATTTTCACAATAGTTCAACATGCACAGATGAGCCCTACAGAATAAATATTAATTTTAATTATGTATAATGACTGAACAAGTTTTATATAAAGTAATTAAAAATGCAATTTCTAAAGAATTAGCTGAGTTTTGCTATGAATATTTAAGACTAAAAAGTAGAGCCGTTGCCATTATGTACAATAGAAAAGAATTTACTAAACGTAATGTGTATTTAGGTTATTTTAATGATCCTCAGGTTCCAGGTTGCTATAGCATGTATGCAGATCCTGTAATGGAAACATTACTAATAAAAGTATTACCTAAATTAGAAGAGTGTTTAGATAAAGAATTAGTTCCAACGTATTCTTATTGTAGATTTTATAGAAAAGGAAATGAACTAAAAAGACATAAAGATAGAGACAGTTGTGAAATATCCACCACACTACATTTGGGTGGAGACCCGTGGCCTATTTATGTAGAACCAGATCATACAAAAGGAAGAGATACTCCTAATGGATACATGTCTGAACAAACAAAAGGAGTTCAGATAGACTTAGAACCTGGAGACATGTTAATCTATTATGGGAGAGAAATAGAACATTGGAGAGAACCTTTTAAAAAAGATAAATGTGCTCAAGTTTTTCTTCATTATAATGATTTAAATGGTGCATTGAAAGATACTAATTTATTTGATGGAAGATTGGAATTAGGTTTACAATCAGTTGGAAAAAAACTAGATGTTCCTAAAACATAAGAAAGTTAATATTAATAAATTTTTAGAAGAAATGAAAAAGTGTAAAACAGTAAATGTAAATTGTGATTTATTAAAATCAAAATCTACACAAGGAGTTAATTCTTCTCAAATAGAGTTAATTAATATAAGTAAATTGTCTAAACTATTTCTAGAAGCTATGAAAGATCTTATAGAAATTAATAATTTAAAACCTACTTCTTGTTGGAGTGTTTCTGGAGACGAGGGTTCTTATCATAGAATACATAGACACCTACCTTTTAATGGAGAGAATGTAGAAAAAACTAATAGAATATCTACAATTTTATATTTGGATGTACCCTCTAAAACTAAAATAGCAGATGGAGATTTTTACTTTGTTATAAAAGAAGATGATGAAATAAGATCATATAGTATTGAGCCCAAGGTAGGTGATTTTATAGTCATGTCTGCAAATGTATTTCACGGAACTTATCCACAAAGCAAAGGTTTAAGAAGAACTTTAAACATGGATTTTATTTATGCATAAATTTGAAAAATTAAAATTATTTACACCAATAATTTATACTCTTAAAATAGATCCAAAATCTTTTGATAAACAAAAACTTATAAAAACTATTACTGCTAATTATAAAAAACAACCAGAAAGAAATTTTTTTGATGGAAAGTCTGAATTAGGTAGATCTAATTCGCACCATACCTATAATGATAATACTAATGAAAAATTTAAAAAAATAAATTTTGAATCTTTAATAAAAGTTTATAGTAAAATTTTTAAATTATTTTTTGATAATGAATTTAAAGCCTCTAAACCATTTAAATATACTTATTCAATAGAAAATGCTACTGCAATGGGTAAAGATCAATACATGAATTCTCATTGTCATTTACCAAGTTCTTTTTCTTGTGTTCATTATTTAAAAATAAATGAAAATAATTCAGGAATAACTTTTAAAAATCCAAATAATCTATCTGAAACCATGCAATGGGTAGCCCCTAAATCATATAATATTTTAAATAAAATAGATTCTAGTAATAGTTATTTTTTTCCTACTTTTAATTTAATACCTAAAGAAGATACAATGTTAATTTTTCCTTCTACATTACATCATGCGGTAGGAAGACAAATTAGTGGTAAAAATCTTAGAATTAGTGTAGCAACCAATATAACATTAGATGAATAAAAAAATACAAAGTTCAGTTTGGACATTTGAACTAGATAAAGTTAATTTGTTTGCTTATTGGGACAGATTATTTACTCCAGAAGAATGTGCTCATATAATTAAAATAGGAAAAAAACTTTCTTTAGAAAAAGGTAAGGTATCAACCACAAATCCCAAAGAAGATTACAAAATAAGAAAAAGTAAAGTTTCTTGGATTTATCCTGAAAAAGAAACTAGATTTATATTTGAAAAAATTAGTAAAACTGTATTAAATTTAAATGAAAGATTTTTTGGTTTTGATGTAACTTCAATGTCCGAAGGATTTCAATTTACAAATTATAAAGCTCCTGGATCTCATTATGGTAAACATATAGATAGATCTCAAGAAAGTTTACCAAGAAAACTTTCGATATCAGTTCAACTTACAGATCCCTCTAAATACAGTGGAGGAGATTTAATACTTCACGATGGTCCAGAACCGATTGTAATGAGAAAACAAATAGGGGACTTAGTTGTATTTCCAAGTTATGTTCTTCACGAAGTTACTCCTGTAACTAAAGGTGAAAGAAATTCACTAGTTTGTTGGGTAACGGGTCCTAGTTTTAAATAATTGATATCTAAATAAAAAGCAGATATAATGAGCTACTATGCTACAAAAGATAGGATTTCAACCAGGTATTAATAAACAATTAACTTCCACAGGGGCAGAAGGTCAGTGGGTTGATTGTGATAATGTTAGATTTAGATATGGCACACCAGAAAAAATAGGTGGCTGGAATCAATTAGGTAACATTAATCAGAACGAATTAACTGGAGCAGGAAGAGGACTACATCATTTCTTAAATAGTTTATCTCAAAGGTATGCAATCATAGGGACAAATAGAATTTTATACGCTTTTCAAGGGGGTGTATTTTATGACATCCACCCTATTAAAACTACAACAACACTTTCAAATGCTTTTAGCACAACTAATGGATCATCAGCAGTAACACTTACTTTTAGCACTGCACATAATATATCTGTAGGAGATATAATTTTACTAGATAATTTTTCTACAATAACTGGATCAAACTTTGGATCATCTGATTTTGACGATAAAAAATTTATGGTTACAACTGTGCCTACAGGCACAACATTAACAATTACTATGCCATCAAATGAATCTGGATCTGGTGCAACAACATCAGGTGGAATAAGAGTTCAACATTATTATCCTGTGGGTACTGCTGTTCAAGAAAAAGGTTATGGTTGGAGTCTTGGATCTTGGGGTGGAGAAGCTTCAAACGCCGCAACTACAACTTTAAATGGAGCATTAGGAGACAACGCATTTGGAACTGGAGGTTCAGGAACATCAATTGTTTTAGCAGACGCTACACAATTTCCTGACTCAGGAACAAATTTTATAAAAGTAGGAACTGAAGAAATTTCATACACTGGAATTACGGGTGGTACAACATTAACAGGAATTACAAGAGCAGTTAGAGGAACAACAAGAGCAGCTCACAGTGATGGAGCAACTGTAACCAACACAAGTGATTTTACTGCATGGAACGAACAAACATCTGAAGGTCTTGCACTAGATCCAGGTATGTGGTCATTAGATAATTTTGGTGATAAAGCAATTTGTTTAATTCACGATGGTCCTGTTTTTGAATGGAATTCTGCTGCAGCAAATGCTGTTAGCACAAGAGCAACAATCATAACTGGCGCACCAACTGCATCTAGACATATGGTTGTATCTACACCTGATAGACACTTAGTATTTTTTGGAACCGAAACAACTATTGGAGATACAGGGACTCAAGATGATATGTTTATTAGATTCTCAGATCAAGAAGATATAAACACTTACACACCAACAGCAACCAATACTGCTGGTACACAAAGACTGGCCGATGGATCACGGATCATGGGAGCTATAAGAGGTAAAGATGCAATTTATCTTTGGACAGACAATGCTTTATTTACACAACGTTTTGTTGGTCAACCATTTACTTTTGCTTTTGCACAAGTTGGAACTAACTGTGGACTTGTTGGACAGAACGCATGTGTTGAAGTTGATAATACTGCATATTGGATGTCAAAAAATGGTTTCTTTAGGTATGCTGGTAGATTAGAATCACTACCTTGTTTGGTAGAAGATTTTGTATATGACGATATAAATTTAACATCAGGCAATCAATTAGTATCAGCTGGTTTAAATAATTTGTTTGGTGAGGTTGTATGGTTTTATCCTTCTGGAACATCAGATGTTGTTAATAAAATGGTTACTTATAATTATTTTGATTCATCACCACAAAGACCAGTATGGACTGTGGGCACATTAGCAAGAACTATGTGGAGAGATTCTGCAATATTTGGTTTACCACATGCATTACAATATGATGCATCAACTGATACATCTTTTGATGTTGTTGGTAATACTGAAGGTAGAACAGCATACTATGAACATGAAACAGGAACAGATCAAAATAGAAATGGAACTATAACAGCTATCGCTTCAAACATAACATCTGGAGATTTTGATATTAGTCAAAGAAGAGGTATAACAGGACAATCTACAGGTATAGCTGATTTTAGAGGAGATGGTGAGTTTATAATGAAGATAAGAAGATTTATACCAGATTTTATATCGCAAACTGGTAACACACAAATTACATTACAACTAAGAGATTTTCCAAATGATGCAGCAGCAAGTTCTTCACTTGGACCATTTACAGTATCTTCATCAACAAAAAAAATAGATACACGTGCAAGAGCTAGAGCTATTGCTTTAAAAATAGCAAATACAAGTTCTTCACAAAGTTGGAAATTAGGAACTTTTAGGTTAGATATACAACCAGATGGACGTAGATAATGGCAAAGATAATACAGGTAATAACTAGACCATCACAAGAATATGATGTTAATACAGCTGAATCGCTGGTAAGAGACATTGATGGTGTGATAGTAAAATTAAATACTACATATCAACAAGAATTAAAAGATGAGGTAGAAGCTCAAAACTTCTTTTTAAATTAATGGCTAATAGTTTTATAAATAAAAAAGTAGATTTAACGACAACTGATTTAACAACACTATATACAGTGCCAAGTGCAAAAACAGCTGTAATAAAATCTATATTAGTGTCTGAGGACGCTGGATCTGGTGCTAATATAACTGTTACTTTGGTAGACGCTAGTTCTAATATATTTAGTTTATTTAAAACAAAAGCTATTGCATCAAATGCAACCACAGAACTTTTAACACAACCTCTTGTAATGGAAGAGAGTGAGATAATTAAAGTACAAGCAAGTGACGCGAATGAGCTGCACGTCATAGCTTCAATATTAGAAATACAGCCAAGAGAGGTTACGACATAATGAATGAAATAAAACCAGAAAAGATAATAGAACAGATTAAAAACAAGAAAACAGGCGAACAATACATGTCTGAAGAAGAATGGAAAGCAAAGGGTGTGCCAGAAGAAGACATACAAAGAGATGTAACTGTGGTTATGCCTAGTCTTGATTTATTTAGTAAAACAAAATAGAATGATACGATGGCAATAACTAGAGCACAACAGGTAAAACAGATGTTACAAGATGGTGGACGTATAGGATTTAAAAGAGGTAATCCTATGGATTTTGGATTTGATCCAAAAGAAGCTGCTGCAAATGTAGGTAAAGCTAGTACTGCACCAGACAGAGATGATAGTCCACAAACTGATAGAATAATAGATCTAGCAAAACGTAAAAAAAGACAAGATTTAAGAGATCTTGCTACAAGACAAGCAGAGGATAAAGCACAAGAACCATTTGAAACTTTAATAATTAAAGATAGTAATCTTCCTGGATTTTTAGGCATGGGACTTGA